ACTGCCACTTCTTCGGGCGTTCCGCCTGACGGTTCATCCGCTGTAACAGTTTCCGCTTTTTTCGTGACGGTCTTGCCGGGTTGTGCCAGCTGTTCCGGATCCAGACCGATGTTCCTGTAGAAGTCGTCCATAGACTTCTCACTGCGGGATTCCCTGCGTCCCATTCTTTCCACGATTTCACGAGCCTGCTGCTCACTGATACTTGGTTCTCTTTTCATTGTCATAAAACAGGTTGATTAAGTTATTACTGTGGTCTTGGTCAGTACCTCGACCGATTGTTGCAAGCAAAGTAAGACGTTTTAGTACAGTCAGTCAACAACTTGGATTCTCTCAGACAATTTTGTGAGGTTTTGCTTTATGGTGATGGAAACGGTGGCGCAGACTTCACCGATTTGCCGGATTGTTTGGATCAGACGGAGTATGATGCGAAATAGAAATAAGGGCTTATTTCCAACCCTGCGAACGGTTTGTTTCGCCTTGCAAAGAATACGGCAATGGTAGTCCTTTCCTATCCATTATAGTATGGATACGGCAATCAGTGAGGTGAGTGTATATTATGGCTATACAACCATTATTACCGGAGACAACCGCTACATCGTTGTGCCACAAGCTGCCAGTTCTGGAAAATCCATTGTTTTGTAAAGGTTTACCCTTTTCTTTGCAGCGAAAAGAAGCAATAACAACAAAAATGAAGTATATGGAAATCGTATCTATTGAAAGAAAGACTTTTGAAGCGATGGTCGCCAAGTTCGACCGTTTCGTCCGTCGCATGGATGCCATCTGCCTGCGGCACGGAGAGAAGACAATGGGCGAGTGGATGGACAATCAGGACGTGTGCCGGATGCTCAACATCAGTCCGCGCACGTTGCAGACCCTGCGGGACAACGGCACGCTGGCCTACTCGCAGATAAACCACAAGACGTACTACCGTCCCGAAGACGTGCAGCGTATCATCTCTGTTGTGGAGGACAGGCGAAAAGAAGCAAAGTTCAAAGGAAGGACGATATAAACTTGATGAAATGAACGAAGTAAACTAACAATACCCACTAAATCCAAAGTAACATGAATGAACTGATTAACAAGGACAGCGAGTGGATAATCCACTTCATGGGCAGCCTTGACCGTCTGCTGGACGGCTTCGAGCATCTGACCGCCAACTATCGCCCGACACTGGGCGGCGAACGTTTCTTCACAGACAAGGAAGTATCGGCACGGTTGAAAGTGAGCCGCCGGACACTTCAGGACTACCGCAACGAGGGACGGATAGCCTATATCCAGTTGGGCGGAAAAATCCTCTATCGTGAATCCGATATAGAGAAGATGCTAAATGACGGCTACCGCTCCGCTTATCGGCTGACAGGCACGTGATTTTCTTGAAGGAGCGCAGTTTGCCGTCTGCCCAGTGATTGCGCCAGCAATGGACTTCCGGCAAAAGAAAAAGGGAACGGCTTACGGATGAAGCGTCAAAATTCTGTTTCGTCTGTAAGCCGTTCCTTTTTTCCTGTCTTCTGATTTTTCCGTCAGTCGCTTGTTTCCGTTACCGGATGCCCTTCAAGCGTATGGCAGGCAGAGGCAAGGTTTTCGGGCTGAATACGCTCCACAGGAGGAAGATTCTGCCCGAAACGGCTTTGCCGCCCGACCTTGCCGCTGCCATCAGTGCCATGCGCTACCTTTGCATCCGAGCATCGGGAACTGGTGACTGACGGAATGAACTTCAATTATACCATCGGTTGTTATCCCTGCCACAGGAAACAAGCAATGTAACCGGAGTTCCTCTCTTAGTGCCACTGATTTCATTTATTACAAAACGTCTGAACAGGATACTCTCTTTACTGCATATTCTGAATGCTATGGCTACAATCATTTCAAGGCTGTAAACGTCATAATTGATTCCATTCGCTTGCCTGAGATACTTCATTGTATTAAGTTCATTCAGTTCCTTGTTCTTGTAGATGGAATGAATCGCTTTGCGAATATCACATGAAAACACCCCGAATAAATCGGCTATCTCGAACTGCGTCATCCACACGGATACAGTCGGCATAGTGACCGTACCCGTTTCACTGATTGTTATTATTCCTCTGTCCATAATGTACTGAATTGATACTGTTTTACTTATTGCTGTCTGTCTTCTCGCCGGTAGATTGTATCTTTCTGCGTTCCATCAGTTTGTCCATGTCCTTCGAGATTTTATCATCGGTTATCCGTGCGTAACCCTGTGTCGTCCGAATATTGGAATGCCCCATCATCTTGGCAATACTCTCGATAGGTATATCCGCCGAAATCAGGAATGTTCCGAAGCTGTGCCGACTTTGATGATAGGACAAGTTATCCTCTTTCCCTATGATAACGCCCATCTCGTGGATATCAAACCAGAGGGCATCACGGCTGGGAAGAGGGAACACGGGCTGTTCATCGTCGGTTGTGTTGTATAGTGACAATATCTGTTCCGCTATGGGATGCAGAGGCACGAATGCCTCCACATTCGTCTTCTTGCGGTTGATGCGGATATACCGCTTGCCCTCCGCATTACGTCTGATATGGTGCGGATGCAGGAGCTTTATGTCCACATACGCCAACCCGGTCAGTGTGGAAAAGATGAAAGCCCGCCTCGCAAGTTCCTGACGCTTGTCATACATCGGGGTGGCAAGGATTCTCTTGAACTCCTCACGGCTGATATACTTGTGTTTTGCCTCCGGCTTCGGTTCATATTCCAAATCCTCGCAAGGGTTCACACGGATAATATCCCTGTCCACGGCAAGATACAGCAGACGGTTCAGCCAGCACATACATTTGTTGGTCTGGGATGCCCCGAAATTCTTGCACTTTTTCAGATACGCCTTGTAGGACTTACCGAAATCTTCCGTCACTTCTTCAAGGGCAATGTCCTTTTTCCCGAAAGACGTGAGATAGTCAATCAGGTACTTTTGGTAATACATTGAGTGGCGGTAGGAAGATATGGAATCTATTTCCTCGGAATGTTTCCTCAACCGCTCTCGTTCCCATTCGCCCATTTGCAGGAGGGTAGTCGGATGGATATTATTCAAAGTGATATAGTTCTTCAGTATCTCCGCACTGACCACACCTTGCGATTTCAGTATCTCATTATAGGCATCCTCCGTCAGACGTAGGTATTCACGTAAGCGGTTGTTCTCCCTTACGGTTTTTATTTCGTTCTTCTTGCCGTTCCAATCTTCAGGACGGCAATAAATGCCTGTGCTTATGACCGCCTGCTTCCCGTCGATGGTTATACGGCACAGGACAGTAGTCGTACCGTCAGCCTTTACCTTGCTGCGGTTGATGTAGGGCAATAGTGAAAATGTGCTTCGCATATTGTATGTTCGGTGTTAAAGGGTTAATTGAAAATCTTTTGTAGCTTTTATGAACTTGTCCATGTCCTCGAAAAGTTTTTTCGGACTGACACGGGCATAAACCTGAGTCGTGGAAATATCTGAATGTCCCAACATCCTGCTGATGGTCTCAATCGGCACTCCGGCTTCAAGCGTTATCAGCGAGGCGAAGCTATGCCTTGCCTGATGGTAGCACAAGTCATCCTTAATTCCTGCCAATGCCGCCAACGCTTTCATATGCCTTCTGAGATTTGACCAGCGAAGCAAAGGGAACAAGGTTTCCCTGTACTCACTGTGATACTTATTGATAAGTGCCAACGCTTCGGGAAGGAGTTTCACACTCGCCCGATGCTCGTTTTTCTTTCTGCGGTATTTCAGCCATAACGCTCCGTCCTCATCCGTGTACAGGTTCTCGTTTGTAATGGAAACCACATCGGCGTATGACACGCCCGTATAGCAGGCAAACAGGAAAAGGTCACGCGCAAGCATGTGGGATTTTCTGTAAGCTGGTATTTCCACGTCACGGATCTTCTCGAACGATTCGCGGCTTAATGCCCGTGGAGTCCTTTCCGATTGCTGGGGCAGGGCAAAATGCTGGAAATGGCATTTTTCCGAATACCCTTTCTTGTAGGCGAGGCGGCAAATTTTCTTCAAGACGGCAAGATGGTGGCGGACTGTATCTATAGCATATCCCTTCTCTTCTGTCGCGAAAGCCTGATACTCGTGGATGAACTGTTCCGTCAATTGCCCAAAAGCCAAATCCTTGACCTTGTACTTGGTTTCAATGAATTCTCCGAGTGTCAGCCGCATATAGTGATAGGCAGGGTAAGTTCCTTTCGCGCGGTCTATACCGATACGAGCCTTGATATCGTCACATACCGCGTCTGTCATTTTCATGAGCGTCATCTGTGTTTCCATGCTGCCTTGAAAAAGGTCTTTCACATCGGTGGCATCAAAATCGACCTTACGCCCCACAAGGCTGTCGAATGCGGTGTTTATCGCCAACAATAGCTTTTCAATCTTGGCATTAGTCTCCACCGCCTCGCGGCTCTTCCCGTTCAGACGACTCTCACGGGGATTCCACAGTTCGGGCGTACAGGACTTGTATTTCTTGCCGCATCTTACGAAGCCGATTCTGCCGCCTGACTGAAGGTTGCGGACTTTCCGCTCCGAGATGTTCAGCAAGCGGCAGGTTTCTTCAAGCGAAAGCCAGTCGTCGGGATTTTTGTCGCGGACTCTCTCAAAGAGAGTGTGGAGCATATTATGAAGGTAGGCCATACGCTCGAACATCGCGTCAAGGACCTCCTTGTCGATTGCTACGATTTCCATAATTATTTGTGGGATTTAGCGGTGGGTGGATATGGATGTTAAAAAAGGCAGCGGGTATCCCTCCCGCTGCCTCACCACTAAATCCACAATCAAAATAAATTATGAC